CGTCTCCTCCTCGGCCGTCTCCTCCTCGGCCGTCTCCTCCTCGGCCGTCTCCTCCTCGGCCGTCTCCTCCTCGGCCGTCTCCTCCTGCGGGGCGGAGTTCTTCGCCTCCACCCGCTGGAGAGCCGCCATGTACTCCTCCGTGGCCGCGACCCGGGCGGTCCGGGCACGCAGGCACTTCACGCAGTCGACGTTCTTCGCGGTCGGCGTGAACCGGGTCTTGCCCTTGACCTTGCAGAAGGGGGAGAGCGAGTGCTCCCGACCATCCTCGGGGCGCAGGGCCTCGTGGGTGCGGCCACCGCCGTAGGAGGCGATCGCGATGAAGGACTCCTCCGGCTCGGGTTCGCCGCGCTGGATGATGGCGAGGTCCGCCTCGCGCTGCTCGGGACCCTCCTCCGGCTCGGCCGGGGCCACGACGGGCTTCGGCCGGTGCTTCGTGACCTGCGCTACACGTGCGGTGTTGTCGAGGGCGTCGCACATGTCCGGAGCGTCCTCCCGGTTGGTGATGACGGTGGGCTCCGCGATGTTGCGGGTGATGAAGAGGAGATCGACGGCGTTGTCCACCGCGTCCTGCGCGTCCGTGAAGCCGAAGGCGGCCTCGGTCGCCTTTTCGTCCCTGCCGATGAAGACGCGGGCGAAGGTTCCATCCTCCTGCGGCCAGACGATGTTGTCCTGGGGGGTTCCCTGCTTTGCCATGGGGGTGTCCTTTCTGCGCGAGAGGGGCACTACGCCACTCCAGTAATACCGATTGTACATGTTGTTCCGGGTGCTGCAATGAGATCCGGGGGCGGAGTGCGGGACGTCCCGCCCCCCGGGGGGGCGGCTAGCCGAGGGAGATGGCGGAGTCGAACTCGGAGCGGAAGATCATCTCGCTCCCCTTGCGGCCGGAGTAGGAGAGCGTGAAGTACGTCTCGCCGACGCGGTTGGTGCGGAAGCCGCTACGCGCCGTCCCGGAGACGCGACGGCCGTTCTTGAGGGTGACGGCGATGCGGAGGCCGCGCGCGATGTCCGTGCGGGCGAGGGGGGTTCCGGCGGCGATGCGGTCCATGATGCTCTCCTCCTGCGGGGGGAGGGCCCTGCGCCCTCCTTGTAGTACCGATTGTACAGAGTGCTGCTCGGGAGTCGCAAACCTGCGTGGCCTCCCCACACCCGACCCTGTCGGCGACGATGCAATTCGGCAAAAAAACTTCCGGAAAAAAGGGGGAGCCCTCCCCGAGGACGGCGGGGAGGGCTCCGGCTTGCGTGGTCCTAGGCGGTCATGTCCTCCGTGATCCAGCCCAGCGCGCGGGTGACACGGTGCGGACGGATCGGGAAGCCCTTGGGGCGGTTGTCGACGACTCCACGCAGGAAGGAAACGATGCGGTCCGCCTCGTCGGTGGGGACGATCACCAGGAGCGTGGCCCCCTTGCCCGACTTGCGGACGTAGGCGAAGGGGAGGAGCGCGGAGAATCCCTCCAGGCCGATCTCCTCCGCGAGGTCGGCGAGGGTGCGGGCGACCGCGTCGGACATGCGGACGAAGACCTGAGCGGGGGCGGTGGCGGCGGTGCGAGTCATCGTGTTGCCTTCCTGCGGGGGGAGGGCCCTGCGCCCTCCCGGTAATACCGATTGTACATAGTGCTGTCGGGGCTCGCAATGAGCGCAGCCCCGGGGATTCCCCCCGGGGCCGAACCCGCTACGGGTGCCAGCAGGCGTTGCCGTTGTACAGGTAGGACATGCCGATCACGCTCTCCGCCCGGGAGTCCGCGCTCTGGCTCTCGCGCAGGGTGCGCGACACCTCCCGGGCGAGCGCGTATCGAGAGGCGTCCGAGATGATCGCCAGAACGCGGATGCCGGAGAGGCCCACCTCCCCCCTCCCCTGCGTCCACACGACGTACCCGGACAGGGACGACACGATGTTGTGCTCCGGCCGACGGCAGTTCCAGAGGTCGGAGGGGGAGGGCTCCTCGGTGGCGGCGGGGCGACGCAGGACGCGAGCGGCGGAGGCGAGGTAGTGGTCGCGCAGGTGTCCCGGGTAGTCGTCCTCGTTGGACGCGCGGGAGGCGAGCGCGTACAGGGCGTCGGTGTAGTAGTCGTGCTCCGTATAGACCGTGGCTCCGGCGGGGAGGTCGACGTCTTCCTCTGCCGACGTTCCTACGGGACGGACGGTGACGGTGACGCCGTCCGTGCGGACAGCCATGGCGATGAGGATCGTCTTCCGGTCCTGGGGCCAGGACAAGAGGTCTCCGGGCGTGACGAAGGTGTCTGTTGCTGTGTTCGGCGCGTATCCCACTGGGTCCGTCCCTCCTGTGAGGGGGAGACGCGGAATGCGCTCCCCTATATACGGATTGTACTTAGTGACCCTCGGGGCTCGCAAAGCGGCGCGCTCCTGCGCAACAAGATGGCCCCCTGCCGAGCGGCAGGGGGCCACCGGGGCGTCACGGACTCTTAGCGCCGGACGAACACCGTGCCCTGCGACGTCGTCTCACGGGCGTCGTAGCCGGAACCCAGGACGCCCCGGAACACGCGGGCCTGAACGTCGGGGGAAATCTCCTCCTCCCCCCTCGGGTTCACGGTCGTCACGATGAAGCGATCGCGCCCGACTAGGGCCGCGACGACGAACCCTGCCTCGGCGACGTTAAACGACGGATGCTGGACCGCCCACACCCCGATGATCTTCGCGGGCTTGACGCCAGCCGAGACCAGGAGCGAGACGATGTGCTGGACTCCTGCGTTGTGCCCTTCGTCCGGGGAGTAGCCGAAGACAGGAGCGCGAAGCTCGTAGGTCGAGTCGAACGTGTCGAAGTCCTGGACGAAGGCGTGCGAGTCCGAGGTGATGACGATCACCGAGCCGACGTACACGCGGTAGGTTTCCTCCGCACCCTTCCCGTGAGGGAGACGAACGGTCATCCTCGCGGGAGTGCGTTCGGTGTTCTGGTCGAGAGGGGTCTTGATCTCCGCATCGAAGGCCTTCGCCACGTCGTCGAAGTTCCTTCGTGTGACGAGGATGGCGTGCACGTCTTCGTTCGTGCGCTCGCGGTAGCGAGTGGAGAGAGCGATCTTGGTTTTGCCGATGTCCATGGGTGTCTTCCTGTGTCGGTTGTTGTCAGATGGCGGTTCGGCATCCGGGGCAGATGCCGGTGTGGGCTTGAACGGTGATCTTGCGCTGGCAGATCACGCACTTACCGGTGGCGTTGCCGAACTCGTTGGCGAACGAGGTGAACTCCTCCTGGCTCATGCGGTCGAGGGGGCGTAGTTCGTAGATGGCTCCACGTTCGTAGGACATGCCGCTCGGCTTCCCGTCCTTGTAGGTCACGCGCAGGGCGTACATATTCGTCCCGCGCTTGGAGGGGCGGACCTGATAGGTCTTGCCCTCCCTTCGGTAGAAGCCGGGGGTGATCTTCTTGAGGACCTGTCGCCCCTTCTTTGCGTAGAGGGAGTCGCGGGCTTGCTTGAGGAGTGCGATGCGCTCGCGAGCCTCATGCAGGGTGAAGCCGGAGGTGTCGGCGAGGGAGGTGAGGTCGAATCGTCGACTGCCCTCCAGCTGCTGGAGCTCCTGCACGAGCTGTTCGATGTACTTGCTTTGCTCTGGCGTGATCGGTGCGCCGTTGTTGTCCATGCGTTCCCCTGCGTCGGGTTCGTTTCGGGGGGTCGCCCCCCCGGGGGGGCCTCAGCCGCAGAAGGCGGCGAAGGCCAGGTGCTTGCACTGCTTATTGCGGGACCCTGCGGGGCACGAGCAGTGCTTCCCCTCGGTGGCGTAGATTTCGCCGGAGGTCCCGATGATGATCATCGCGCCGTCCACCCGGTAGTGCACAGTGCCGTCCACGAGGGCGTCCACGATCCAGTCCTTGTGGTCGGTGCGGAGGTCCGCGAGGGCGGTGGCCTCCGCCTCTCCGGCGATGCCGTTGTCGCAGAAGAAGCACATCTTCTTCGTGGTCTCCTCCTCAGCGGTGGCGTAGCGGGTGACCTCGGAGCCGCAGAGAGCGCCGCCACGGACGGCGATGTGAAGTCGGCCGGTCCGGGACTCCGAGGTGGCGAGCATGTGCTTTCCTCTCTGCGGGGGGAGGGCCCTGCGCCCTCCCTGTAGTACCGATTGTACATAGTGCTCTGGCGGCTCGCAAGCTGGGGCGTCCTCCCCGCACCCGACCCCCTCAGCGACGATGCAATTCGGCAAAAAAACTTCCGGGAAAAGAGGAGAGCCCTCCCCGGGGACGGCGGGGGAGGGCTCCGGCTTGTGTGGCCCTAGGGGCGGAGTGCGGGACGTCCCGCCCCCCGGGGGGGCGGCTAGCCGAGGGAGATGGCGGAGTCGAACTCGGAGCGGAAGATCATCTCGCTCCCCTTGCGGCCGGAGTAGGAGAGCGTGAAGTACGTCTCGCCGACGCGGTTGGTGCGGAAGCCGCTACGCGCCGTCCCGGAGACGCGACGGCCGTTCTTGAGGGTGACGGCGATGCGGAGGCCGCGCGCGATGTCCGTGCGGGCGAGGGGGGTTCCGGCGGCGATGCGGTCCATGATGCTCTCCTCCTGCGGGGGGAGAGCCCTGCGCCCTCCTTGTAGTACCGATTGTACAGAGTGCTGCTCGGGAGTCGCAAACCTGCGTGGCCTCCCCGCACCCGACCCTGTCGGCGACGATGCAATTCGGCAAAAAAACTTCCTGATGGCCTCGCGCGGACCGCCGGAGTGGTGCCTGGGCCTCGTGGCCCCAGGCACCACGCTCCTGCCTACTCAGCGAACGACTCCTGCGCCAGCAGCATCCAGCGATCGAACGCGCGCCCGGTGGAGGCCGGTCCGGTCCCGATCCGGCGGGCGAGGAACGCGATCGACTCCAGCACCTCCTGTCGGGCGTCGGCGGGGAGTGCAGGAGCGGCACCGGACTCGGCGTCGCCAGACGCGAGGGCGAACACCAGGAGACAGAACGCGCTGACGTCCTCGGCCGGAGCGCCCAGGACGGAACGTGAGCCGACCGAGCGCAGGGTCTCGTCGCGCAGGACCGAGACGAAGGTGGCGAAGCGGGAACGGCCGACGAAGGTGAGGCCGGACGTGACGCGGGTGCTGCCGTACATGGGGGCTCCTGCCCTGCGGGGGAGGGGGCCCAAGCCCCCTCCTGTGTTATACCGATTGTACCGAGATGTTGCATGGGGCCAACGAGGGCGGAGTGCCCCCCCGGGGGGGCACTCCGCCCGGCACTACATGGCCTCCGTGATGGCGCGGTAGGCGCGCGCAAGGCCGCGAGTGGAGCCGAGGCCGGAGTTGCCGTCAGCCATCGCCTGCGCGAAGTACCCGGCCAGCAGAGAGGCGAGCTGGGGGTCGAGGGTGAGCTCGTACGCGCGCCCACGCCCCCGGGGGACGATCGGGACGTCGACGGCCGCACTCTCGACCGCGTCCCGGAACGGGACCCCGTGAACCTCCTTGGGCGCGCGGTCCAGGAAGCGGAACAGCAGGCTCTCGCCGATGGCGAAGGTGACGGCGGGGGCGGGGGCGGGGGTGGTGTTCTGCGAGGCCATGATGTGCTCCTGTCTGCGGTGAGAGGGCCCTGCGCCCTTTCGGTAGTACCGATTGTACAGAGTGCTCTTCGGGGTTCGCAAACACATCGCACCACCCTGTTCAGCCACGACACGAAACACCGAAAAAACTTCCCGGGATTGCCCCGCGTCCCGAGTACCGCATGCCCCACCCCTCACCCGGGCGCGCACGCGGGGACGCAGGAGCGCGCGCACGGGCGCTCGGGCAACTCCCTCGGGGGAGGCGCACGCGGACGCAGGGGTGCGCGCACGGGCGCTCACGGGGGACGCTCGGAAGCCGGTACCGGAAGCCGGTACCGGCATTAGGAGGGTGGGGGGCGACCCCTCCCCCTTAGGAGGCCGTGAACAGGGCCGCGCCCAACCGGACCAGCGTGCGCTCCACGCGGCGAGCGGGACCGAGGGACTTCCCGGTGCCCTTGCCCTCCGCGTGCGCGACCAGCAGCGCGGAAAGGTCGGCCGCTTCCGCGCGAGTGAGGGGGACGTACTTGACAACCCCGACGCCGACCGGCGCGGAGGGAGCACTCTTGGCGCGACCCGCGAACCAGTCCAGGTGGAGGGCGATACGGGCGATCATGTTGCCAGCGATCTCCACCGAAATCTTTCCGCTCTCCTCCGCGCTCTCCTCCGCGCTCTCCTCCGCGTCCCCAGCGGGGGCGGGGGCGGAGTCGCAGAAGAAGCACATCTTCTTGCTCGCGAAGTCCTCGTCGGTGGCCGGGCGGGTGACCTCGCCGTTGCAAAGCGGGATCATCTGCGCGTCCACCTTGTGGATGCGGGAGTTGGCGTCGTTGTTGGTGGCGAAGGTGATGGCGGGGGCGGTGTTCTGCGAGGCCATGATGTGCTCCTGTCTGCGGTGAGAGGGCCCTGCGCCCTTTCGGTAGTACCGATTGTACAGAGTGCTCTTCGGGGTTCGCAAACACATCGCACCACCCTGTTCAGCCACGACACGAAACACCGAAAAAACTTCCCGGGATTGCCCCGCGTCCCGCCCCCTCGGGCGCGCACACGGGCGCACACACATGGGTGCGCCCCGTTCCTCCCGGGGGAGGAACGGGGCGCGGAGGGATGCCTTACGCGAAGGCGATCTTTGCCGTCTGCTCCCAGACGTTGGCGAGCGTCTCCATCCGGAAGTCGCCCTCGGCGATCATCCGGGCGTTGTCCGCGATGATCTCCACCAGAGCCAGGCGCGCGGAGGGGGCCATGTACGCGAACTCCTGCGGGCGAATGACACCCCGGGGAGCGAAGGCCGCCAGGGCGACCTCGGCGAAGCGGACGGCCTCGGCCGGGGTGACCCCGGGGACGCCCTGGGTGCCATCTTCCAGCGCCAGCTCGGCGATGACGAGGAAGTCCGCGCCGACAAGGGCGACAGCCTCGGGGGAGGCGTACGCAGTGAGGGGGGCGGCGAAGACGTTCTGCGAGGCCATGATGTGCTCCTGTCTGCGGCGAGAGGGCCCTGCGCCCTTTCGGTAGTACCGATTGTACAGAGTGCTCTTCGGGGTTCGCAAACACATCGCACCACCCTGTTCAGCCACGACACGAAACACCGAAAAAACCTTCCGAGAGATCGCGCCCGCGTCCCGAGTGCAGCACACTCCTGCGCTCGGGGCGTTAGGGTCGGTATGCGTCCTCCAAGGGATCGCTCAGTGGCCGGTGCCGATGTTCGCCGCCCGGTACCGGTGCCCTGGGGGAGGGGTGTAGGGGTGCACCCCTCCCCCTACCCCCGTCAGGAGGAGGCGATCGCCGACTGTACGCGGGCCAGGGTCCGCTGGATGCGGCGAGCGGGACCGAGGGACTTGCCGGTGCCCTTGCCCTCCGCGTGCGCGACCAGCAGGACGGAGAGACTGTCCGCCTCCTCGCGGGTGAGGGCCATCCGGCGAACGGTACCCGCGCCAACCTTGCTCTCCGGGGAGTCCACCGCGCGGGACGTGAACCAGTCCAGGTGCGCCGCGATCTTGGTGACCATGCCCCCGGCGATCTCCACCGAGACGTGCGTTGCCTCTCCGCTCCACTCGGCGCGAACGGGCTCCTCTTTGGTGGCGAAGGTGATGGCGGGGGCGGTGTTCTGCGAGGCCATGATGTGCTCCTGTCTGCGGTGAGAGGGCCCTGCGCCCTTTCGGTAGTACCGATTGTACAGAGTGCTCTTCGGGGTTCGCAAACACATCGCACCACCCTGTTCAGCCACGACACGAAACACCGAAAAAACCTTCCGAGAGATCGCGCCCCGGGGTGCGCTGCTGCGCCCGGGAGACATCCCCGGGGGGCGCGCACATGGGTGCGCCCCACTCCTCCCGGGGGAAGAGTGGGGCGCGAGGGCTCCCGGGGATGCCTGTTAGTACAGTCCGACCTCATCCTCCATCAGCGCACGGGCCCCGAAGGCAGTGTTGGGCTGCACGCCGAAGGCAGCCTCCACGTCTTCGGGCAGGGGCGCGCTACTGCCGGAAAGGACTCCGATGACGTTGTTCTGCATGTCGGTGATGAGGTAGGCGTTCGCGGCGACGCCGGGAGTCGGCTCAAGGTCGCCCATGAACCCGGGGGTGAGCGCGAGGTAGTCGGTGAGGTCTTCCCCCTCCAGGCTGTTGATCATCTCCGTCGTGATCAGGTTGCGGATGGTGACGGCGACGGGGCGGTTCATGTCCGCGAAGGCGGACGCCAGGAGAAGGGCGGACCTGAGGAGGATGTCGCGGAGGAGCTGAGTCCGGGACTCCCCCTTGGTGTGCCTCTGGATGACCGCCCGTGCCCAAGCGAAGTTCTCAAGGTTCAGGCGGTAGGCGGGGGTGGTGCGCAGGAATTCGCCGCCGTGGCGGCTGTCGGTGGGGGTGAAGTCCGAAGCGGTGATGATCATCTTCGGCTCCCGGTTGTGGAAGCGGTAGGGCTCCAGGGGAAGTCGGATGGTGCCTTCGCCGTCCTCCCGGGGCGCGACGATGCTCTTCTTGGTGATGGAGGTGACGGTGGCGAGGACTCCTGCGTCGACGGAGATCGTGTCGCCGACGGCGACGGCGAGGGGGTTGGCGATGGGGACGATCGTGGTCTTCTGTGTGGCCATGGTGCGCTCCTGTCTGCGGTGAGAGGGCCCTACGCCCCCCCAGTGTTACCGATTGTACACAGTGCTCTTCGGGGCTCGTAAGCACGGGGGGCGCGGTGTTCATCCACGACGAGCACCGACAAGAGGGCTCTCCCGGGAGGCCACTCCCGCTCGGGCAGGGGAGGTCTTCGTTCGCCCCCCGGCGGTCCGGGTATCTTCGCTGGTGAACCCGACAGTGACCCGGAGAGCAACCCATGAGCGCCCCGACCGACCCCTGCTTCGGCATGTGCCCGACCTGCGGGCCCGACCCCGCATGGTGCTCCTGCGCGGAGCGCTCCGCCCCGCGACGCCCCCCCGTGCCCTCGGGGTACCTGTGGGCAGCCCTGGCCGCGCTCGGCCCCTGGCCTGAACGGCACCCGGGCCACCCTCCCGTCCCCGCAGACGAGTAGCAGGAAGCACGACAGCGGCCGACTCCTCCCACAGGAAGGATCGGCCGCCTTCGTCGCTTAGTGGGTTCGGCAGATCGTGCGCGAGGCGATGCACATCGTCTGGTGAAGCGGTCCGCAGAACGGGGAGTCGTCAGCGTCCTCGATCGGCCGCGAACACATCCGGCACCCGCCATCCGGCTCCTTCTTGAGGCCGAGGGCTCGATTCCTGGCGAGAAGGTGTTCGATGCCCTGCGGGTGCGGCTCCCATTCGTGGGTGCGCTCCGGCCCCGTCATGCCGACGATGTCCGTGGACAGTGTCCGAACGTCCTCGTCGGGCAGGGGGATGCTCCCGATGAAGTGGCACGCGGCTTCGTACTGGGTCCGGGTCATCTCCATTCCCGGCTCGCGCCACCTCTTGCTTGCGAACGAATGGTCCCGCAGGGCGGAGAGTATCGCTTGGCCGAGGCGACGCCGCTCGCGGGCGATGCCAGCTGCGCGCCGGAGCCTGAGGCGCGCCGAGAAGATGCTCCGGGCGTCGATCAGGGTGTGGAGCATGTCCAGCGGTAGATCGAGGAGGTGGTCCTCCTCGGCCGGGAGGCCGACGGTGGCGCACGCGGTCTCGTACTGGCGTCGGTTGTAGACGCCGACGGGAGGAGTGGGGTCCTTGGGTCCGAGTTCGATCACGGTCCGCCAGGTCCGCTGGAACGGGTCGGTGATGAGGTATCGGCGCTCGGGAGGGTTGCTTTCGAGGGTGACGATGCCGTAGGCCGGGTCGTACTCCTTGACGCGGGTGCTGACGCGGGACTCGGCGATTGCGCACGAGAGGTAGGCGAGGAGTGCGCCCTTGATCTGTCCTGCGTTGCGGTGGTCGTAGGGGAACTCCTTCGGGATGTCCCAGGGGTTTCCTCCGCGCAGGACGCTGTAGGTCGTGTCGACGCGGTCGGGCCGGTGCGGGACGATCGCGTAGGACAGGGGAAGTGCTTTGACTTCCGGGAATGCCTTGGCTTTCGTCTTCATCGCTAAAGACCTTCCATTCGGGCGGCCAACTCCGCGATCTCGGCGCGCACCTCGGGAGTGCAGGAGTTCAGGTAGCTGTAGAGAAGGGTGAGGTCGGCCGGGTCCTCCGCCGGATATGCTACGGCGTCCCTCGCGAGCGTGCGCATCAGGACCAGGGACCTGAGGGAGTCCTCTGTCCTCTCGGCGTTCTCGTGCGCTCCGTCCAGCGTGAATCCGTCCCCTTCCGTGCAGGAGAAGTAGCTCTCGATTTCGCGCATCGATTGGTGAATGAGGTCCGCGCAGTAGGCCGTACCCGGGACTCCCCGGTGGGCGGCCACCGACCACCAGTCGCAGGCGTATCGCCAAAGGGACCCCTGCTGATATAGGCAGGCGAGAAGAATGTCAGCGCCAGGGACGTTGCGCACTGCCAGGGGCCACAGGAGCAATTCGGCTTCGACGGCGCTGCCGTCCGTTGCGGTGAGAGTGCGCGCACGTCCGAGGTTGCCGAGCTGGAGGGCTTCGCGTTCGTCTGGGTTCAGGGTGTCCCAGAGGTTGAACGCCGCTTCGCACTGGCGCTTGAGGTATCCGACGGGGGGTGCGGGTGTGGTCCGGGGGAGGGTTCCCATGTGGTCGCTGTCCTTTCGGGGAGGGCCTGGCACTCCCAGTCGATACGGATTGTACATGGTGCACTAAACGTACGCGGGATGTCACTCCCTGCGCTAGGCTCGTCACGCGCAGGACGGGTCTCCCATACCGTCCTGCGTACCCCTGGGCACTCCCCTCGGCATGGCGTAACGCCGCGATGGCGTCACGCTGTGAGGGCGAGGGGAGTGTCCTGGCTCAGGGCCTACCCCGGGTGATGCGCGGACGTCCCGACTGGCGCACCTGCGACTGACGCACGCCGACCGCACCGGACACGACCGCACCGGCCCCAGGCACCGGGAGGAGCGCGTACGCGAGGTAGCAGGACGCGTCCAGGCGACCCGGGGAGTCCGACTCGGTCGGACGCCACGTAGCCCACTCCGACTCCACGTCCGGCAGGTACGCCCCGAAGCGCACCCTGTCCTCGGCGATCTGCTGGGCGATCGGCTCGGCGCGCAGGAGCTTGCCCTTTTTCGCGGTGACCAGGCGCACCTGTGGCGGCAGGCGCTTGAACTTCTCGGCGTCGGGGTTCTCCTGCGCGAGCGTGGTCCAGGCCGTGCGCACGACGAGCTTGGCCATGTCGCCGCCGAAGTTCTTCTCCACGACGATGAACTCCGCGTCGAGATCGGCCGCGAGTTCGCACGCCCTGCGGGACCACTGGTCGGAGGGCCCGACCATGCTGGAGTCGTGTGTGACGTAGAGGCGCTGGTCGTTGCCGAGAAAGCCTCCGATGATGCCTGCCGTGTCCCGGCCACCGCCGGACGGGTCGATGGCGACGGCGGACTTGATGGGCTCGGTGTCGGGGCGCAGGTGTCGGCGCTCGCGTAGGAGCTCGTAGGTGACGAGCGCGTCTCCGGTCGGTCGTGGGTTGAGCATGTAGAGCGATGCCCAGTCACGCGCCGTTGAGGAGGAGCGCTTGTCGTTCCAGTGCGAGGCGCATCCTGCGACGTCGTCGATCGCGAGTCGCGGGTGCCACAGAGGAGCGCCTGATTCGCGCCCTGCGGCGTCATCGGCTTCAGCGAACGCGTGTAGGCGGATGACGCGCCACTGGCCGCCCTCGGACTCCTCGCCGTCACGCTCCAGGCAACGGTGCATGAGGTCGTCATCGTGCCACGGGGTGCCGATGACGACGGTGGGCGCTCCGGGGGCGAGGCGGGACACGAAGTCGCCGGAGTACCAGTCCCATGTGCGGTTGCGGAACGTGAGGGAGTCGGCCTCGGCTCGGGACTTGACGGGGTCGTCGATGATGCCGAAGTCGGCCGGGAAGCCGGTGATGCCGGAGCCGAAGCCGACGGACTTGATACCTCCTCCCGTCTCAAGCTCCCACTCGGAGATCTGGGCGGCACCGGCCGCCAGTTGTGCTCCCCACCGCCACCCGTGCAGGTTGACGAGGCGTCGGATGGAGCGTCCACGGTTCATCGCGAGGCTCTGCCCGTAGGACCCGATGACGATCCGGTGCTTGGGGTTGCGCAGGAGCCACCAGAAGGGCGTCCACACGGCGGCGAGCTGGCTCTTGCCAGTCTGGGGCGGGAGCATGATCATGAGCCTGCGGATGTTCCCGCAGGCGAGATCGGACAGGTTCTCCGAGATGAGGTCAAGGTGGGGTCTCGGGTTGTAATCGCCGTCTAGGTAGTGGGCGAGATGTCCCGGTGAGACGAGCGCGTCGACGTTCGCCTGTCGGGACGCGGCCGTCAGCTCCGCGAGGGCGGTTGGGTCGTCCCACAGGCTGGCGGCAAGGTTGCTCACGCTGACCTACCCCCCGGGTACAGGCGCAGCACTCCCTCGGCCATCTCGCGTGCGCGGTTGCGGCGCTCGCTGGCGGAGAGTCCTTGGAACTCGGCGAGTTGTGCTCCGTCCGCAATGCCGTTGTCTTCACTGAGGGTGAAGTCGGGGGAGTCCAGGGCCATGCGTCGCAGGGTCTCGATCATGGAGGCCCAGCGGGGCATGAGCTCGGGGGGGAGCGGTTCGCCGGATTCGGCGATGTCCTTGATGGACCGGCCGAGGACTTCTGTGGCCTTGAGGCTGATGGACATGTGGGCGCGGGAGAGCCTGAGGACCTGGGCGGCCATCTGCTCCCGTCGGATGCGTGCCTGCTCTTCGTCCCATGCTGCTGCGCGGTCCGCCCACTTGTATGCGGTTCCCTGCTGTCGGAGGGTTGCGACCTTTGCGTTAACGGATTCCGACAGGACCTTATAGCTTCGTTTTCCGGGAGGTAGTTCCCTATATGCGACGAAACGGGAGTAGGAGTTCGCGGACTCGTTCGGCTGTTTTTCCCACCAGGGGATGCCTGATGTGGGGGTGAGTTGGTTGTATCCGGACACGTCCGTTCCTCCTATGCGGTGTCGTTGTTCGCTTCGGTCAGCTTGCGCGCCATGTCCCTCTCGCGCTCCGTTCGTTTGGTGAGCGCGTATTTCTGTTCGATGGCGTGGGTGAAGCAGTCCTTCATTCCCTTGAGTGCGTAGTAGACGACGCTGTAGCGGTAGCCGTCCTTTCGTGTGGGCTTGAGGGGTGTCACGCCGTGGACGAGTTCGTAGCCGGGGAAGAACACGGCCCATCCGTCCCGGGAGGCGACGACGGCGTCGTACTCGGGGATGTGTAGGTAGCCGCCTTTCATGTGGCGGCGGAGGACGGGCATCGCCGTCCAGACCGGGAAGTTGAAGCCGTCGCGGTGGTAGGGGAGGGCGGAGGAGCGGTTGACGACGCCGGATGTCCAGTTGGTCTCGCCGAGTCGCCACTCCTCCATGACGCCGGAGTTGGCCATGGTGTTCTGGTCGGCGGCGGCGACGTCGGGGAAGATCTCGAAGAGCCGGTCGCGGACGATGTGGGCGTAGTGCTGGAGGATTGCGTGTCCTTCGGGGCGCTCTGACCACAGGCGGGTGTCGTCGCATCCTTCGCGGCCGTAGACGGGGCGTCGGGGGGCGTAGCCGAAGGTGCGGCTGATGTTGAACCAGCCTCCTGCGCGGGGGGTGTTGGTGCTGTAGGGGATGTCGAGGACGGTGCGGCGCAGGGGGGCGACGTCTCCGAGGGGGAGGTACGCGAAAGCGGCCTGGCCGGTGTCGTGGTCCTCGACGACGACGGCTTCGGTGACGTTGGGTTCGAGGTCGGGGACGAAGTTGCCGACGTGCTTGGAGGCTTCGTCGGGTGTGAGTACGCGGCGCATGGTGGTGCAGGTGTAGTCGGTCATGCGTTGGCCTTCTGTGTGGAGGGTCGGGGGACTCCTGTGGTTTTGGCGAGGAGGGTGGCGACGGTGTCGGCGTTGTTGTCGGTGCCGTAGGTGCGGGAGAGTGCGTCGAGTTGTTCGACGATCCACACGTAGTCGGGGCCCCAGTAGGCGAGGTTGATGCTCCTGCGGTCGGTGGCTTCGTAGCGTTCGTTGAGTTGGTTGAGGCTGAGGTAGGTGGAGGTGTTGTCGTCGACGCGCTGGGAGAGGCGTGGTTTGCCGTGGGCGTCGAGTTCGGTCTCCTGTCCGTGGGCGGGTGCGGGTGCGCCGCGTTGGGGTGCGCTCCGGGGGGGTGGCGACTCGAAGAAGGTTTCCTCTGATACTTCTTCCAGGGAAGCCATGATGTCGTCGATGTCCTCCTCGGTGTAGCCCGTGCCGTCGAGGTCGTCGACCAGGTCCTCCAGCAGCTTCGCGAGGGCGGTGTCGTCGTACTCTGCGGCGTCGTTGGTCCGGTTGTCCGCGAGGAGGATGCGTCGAGCGCGGTCGTCGTCGACGTCGACGTACTGGACGGCGATCTGCGGCCAGCCGAGGGCCCGTGCGGCGGCCAGGGTGTTGTTCCCGGCGAGCACGTACCCGGAGGAGCGCTGGACGACCAGGGGCCTGTACTGCCCGTTGGCCTTCAGGGAGGCGCGGAGTGCCTTGATGTCACCGCGCCGGGCGTTCCCGGGGTAGGTCTGGACGTCAGCGATCGGGACTTCGCGGACTTCCATTGGCAGGATGTTCACCATGACGAACCTTTCGTGTGTCAGAGCTCGGACGGGTCGCCGAATTTCTTGCGGACGTCGGAGACGAGACGATCGATTGGGAGGGATGCCTCCAGCTCCTGGACCCGGATGCCCGCCGAGTCCAGACGTCCCGCGAGGCGTTCGGACTTGGTGATGCGCCCCCGGAGCCAGGTCTCGTCTTGGGAGGAGCCGCGCTGGGAGCACCGTTCGACGACGGTGCGGGGGTCGGTGCGCAGGAACACCACGTGGAGGTTGTGGTGGGTGTGCGCGGTGGAGAGGAACGCCTGGTTCGCGAGCCGGTCTCCCTCGCCGAACAGGACACGGGTCGTTGACCAGGTGCCGTCGGTGAGTGCGGCGGAGGCTATGGGGTTGATCGACATGGACAGGGTGTCGGTACCGGGGAAGTCGGGGCGTCGGAGGCCGATCTCCGCCCCGCTGGGGATGTCGTCCCCGGGGAAGCGCAGGAGCTCGTGGGGGACGGTGGCCTGAGCCTTGGGGGTACGGGTCGCTCCCGCCGTCAGCGCGCGCATGAGCGTGGACTTACCGGTGCCCGGTCCGCCGATGAGGTACAGGATGTGCATTCGGGCCTCAGAGAAGTTCGCTGCACGCGAGCGCGAGGTTGCGGGCGTCGGCGAAGGCGTGGTGCTCGGGCGTGTAGGTGGTCGGCATGACGTAGGTCGGGAACTTTGCGAGGACCTGCGCGAGGTCGTTGGTGCGCATGGGGAAGCCGGTTGGCAGGTCCGTCATGCGGCCGAAGAGCTGGCTCGTCATGACGACGTGGTCGTGGGAGGAGTAGTACGCCCACAGCTCCGGATTGTCGGCCGAGAGGACGAAGCGTCGGACCATCTCGGAGATCTGGGCGAGGGGCCGGACGTCGGGGTCGTCGCGGTCAAGGGTGGGCATGCCCCGCTCGCCGCGCGCGACGCTGGTCAGGGGCAGGTGCCGCCACACGTTCTTGCGCAGCCAGGGGTCGGCCCGAACGGCGTTGGTGTCCATGTCCGCGTTCACCGCGTAGAGCTTGTGTCCGTCCTCGCGGATCATGCCGATGCTGATCAGTCGGATGGGCTCGTCTCTTCCCTGGTCGTGGAACTCAAGGTCGTAGTGGATGCGCATGGGGTTGCTCCTCTGGGTCGGTTGGGTGCGCCAGGCCGTGTGCGGCGTGGCGTCGGAAGGGTGAGGCTAGCGGGCGGCGAGGAGGAGTTCAGAGACGGTGATCTGGACCTGGGGGGAGTTCTTGGCGTCGACGGCGGCCACGAGGGTGCGCAGGGCTCGCAGGATGACGTCGGTGTTCTTGAGCTGGGGGTCGAGGCCGTCCCGGACGGCGGTGATGAGGCGGCCGACCTCGCTGCGGTCCTCGGGGGTGAAGGCGAGGATCATCTCCGCGACGGGCTCCACGTGGGGGGAGGAGTCGGGGCGCGAGGGGAGGGGGGCGTCGTCGTTGGTCGGCTCGCCTGCGGGCTCGGGGCGCTCGGGAGCGCTGGAGGGAGGAGCGGGCTCCTCCTTCTGCTCCTTCTGGGCGATGGTGTCGCGGAGGCGTGTGGCGGGTGCCTCGAACACGAACGTGGTTTCCTCTTCGGAGTCGTCGTCGGAGAGCCCTCCGATGATCTCGTCGAGGTCGTCGTCGGTGTAGCCGGTTCCGGTGAGGTCGGAGGTCTCATCGAGCTCGGACAGGAACTCGGCGAGCAGGTGCTCGTCGTAGGAGGCGAGGTCGCTGGACCTGTTGTCGACGGCGACGATCTTGCGTGCTCGTTCGTCGTCGACGTCGACGTACTGGACGGCGATCTTCTTCCACGCGAGTTCGCGGGCGGCCTCGTAGGTGTTGTTCCCGGCGAGGATGTGTCCGGTGGCTTTCTGTACGACGAGGGGTCGGTACTGTCCGTGCTCTGTCAGGGAGGAGGCAATGACGGCGGTGTGACCCTTGCGCGGGTTTCCGGGGTAGGGGGTGACGTCCGTGATCGGGACGGTTTTCACGGTCATGTTCAGGATGTGACTGGGCATGCGCTCATTGTGACACTCGCGTACGGAGAGCGATCTACTCAAGACTTTTAGCGTCGGGTTTAGGGTCACAGGTCCGTTGTCCGCCCTCCCCCTGGGGCCTATTGTTGACACGTGTCGTTGCGGTGCCCCTCGGGTCTCCGCGCTGATAGGTCTGCGACACAAGGGAATGACCCCTCGCGGGGTCGCTGTCCTGCTCGTATCTCATCGTGGATAGCCTCCGAGCAGGACAGTGGAAGGGCCCCGGGCGCGCTCCAGATGGGCGCGACCGGGGCCCTTTCGTGTGTCTAGAACGGCTGGGAGCCCTTGTGGTCCTTCGCGTGTCCGTGCATGTAGGAGCGCAGGGCCTCGATCAGGGCGAGCGCGTCCAGGTTGTCGGTGGCTTCCCGCGCCACGTCCAGCTCATGGAGGTAGTCCTCCCGGGAGACCTCCTCATCCGAGCGGAGCACACCGGTCTCGGCGTAGTCGGCGAGCGCGGAGTGCTCGCCCATGACGATCCGGTTGCGCCGGGAGATGTCCCTCGCCGCCTCACGCAGGTCGTGAATCTCCTCGGGTGTGGGCTCGTCCCCGTTCTCGACGCGCATCAGGAAGTCCTCTTCCTTCATGCGCTCCACAAGTTCGTCCTCTGACATGGGTTCTCCTGTTCTGTGCCCCGCGCGGGGCACTGCTCTGGTTGCTAGAACGGGTGGAAGGGCTCGTGTGACTCCAGGCCGATGTAGTCGAGGGCGTGGGCCTCGAAGTAGGCGCGCAGGCGGGCGACCCGGGCGTCCGCGATCTCGGGGTCGGGGACGTGTTCGGAGGAGATGGAGAGTTCATGCAGGTAGGTCCACCGGCAGACCTCCTCGTCTGAGCGGAGCGCGCCGGTCTGGGCGAAGATGCCGAGCGCGGAGTCCTGCGGCGCAGTGAAGCCCGCCTGGGCGGGTAGGAGCTTCGCGGTCGCGCGGAGGTCCGCCATCTCCTCAGGCGTCGGCTCCTCTCCGTCGTCCATGCGGCGAAAGAAGTCTGCGTCGGTGTTGGGCTCTGTCATGCGTCTTCCCTCAGGCGTTCGCGATGTAGAGGCGCAGGAGCTTCAGCTGGATGAGTCCGTCGATGTCGCCGGAGCCTTGGTTGATCTCGTGGGCGCAGTCGGAGATGACGCCGAGGGCTTCCTCTCGCATGTCGGGGTCGAGGACGCCGGAGCTACCGAACTCGTAGAGCGGACACGTCTGGCCGCCGTGGTAGTCCATGGCGATGTCCTTGAGGAGTTCCTTCTCCTCCCCGTTCGGTGTCGCCCCGTTCTCCAGGCGGCGACAGAAGTCCTCGATGTCGATCTCTGCGGTGTCCATTGGTTCTCCTGCATGTCGGAAGGGGGGCACCCCGTACAGGGTGCCCCCCTCGGGGGGTCAGGCGGCGAGCTTGACCCTGGCGAGCACGGTGCTACGGCCGTAGGTCTCGTGCTCCTCGTGCTCCTTGACGGTGCCAGTGACGGTGATCTCCTCCCCCTCCTCAACGGTGTCGGCCCAGCGGGCAGAAGAGAAGATCGTGATGGGGGCGGAGCCGACCGTCATCTTGATCATGTTGCTCCAGCCGAACCGGTTCTCGAATCCCCGGATCATCGTTACCGTTCCGGTGACCGTGACGAGCTCACCGATGGCTCCGTAGAAGGTGCGGTCGTTCTTGGTCTTGAACTCCTGCCATGCCTCCATGAACTGCTCGGCAGAGAACTGGGCGGGGTCGTTGTTCAGCTTGGAGCGGAGTTCGTAGGCCCACTTGAGGCCGATCTTCCGTGCGGCGAGGAGGTTGGTGAACTGCGGGTCGACGGCGCGGACGGTGCGTGCGGCCTCGGCGATCACGGAGTCCATCTCGGCCAGGATCAGGGGGAGCTCGGGGTTGGCGGCGAAGATCTCTTCCTGGGCCCTGTCTTTGGCCGCGCCGTGCGCCTCGGCGGCCGTGCGCCTCTCCGCGTCCGCCTTGATGGCGGAGACGGCGCGCGAGCGGAGGAGCCGGGTGTGGCCCGCGAGGGTCTTCGTCTTGGCCGCGTACCTGCCCCCGTTGCACTCGAAGCACACGCCACCGAAGATCCCCTTGTACTCGTGCAGGATGCCAGCCCCTCCACAGCGGTCGCACGGGCGCAGGTACAGGCGGGTGCGGCCCTCGGGGGTCTTGGCGGGGGTCAGGCAGAGTTCACCGGTGAAGTTGCAGTGCTCGTCGGTGGCGGGGATGTCGAGGGAGATGATCAGGACGTTCCTCTCGTCGATTTTGGCGTTGCGCTGCTCGACGGTGGCGGCGGCGACGAGGGCCTTGATCTGCGTGGCGTCCATGGTGTTCTCTTCCTGCGGGGGGAGGGCCCTGCGCCCTCCCGGTAGTACCGATTGTACATAGTGCTCTGGCGGCTCGCAAGCCGGGATCGGACGGAGTCCCCCGCCCCGGGCGGAAGCCGCCCCCCCGCCCCCGGGCCAGGCGAGGAGCCGGGCGGCTCCCCGGGGGCTGGGGGATGCCCCGGAGGGGCGCGCCCCGCCCCCGGGGGGCAGGGAGGGCGGGGCGCACGCGAGACCCTACTGTCCGAGGCGAACCGGGTTCGACGTGAGATACGGGCTGGGGTTCCCCATCAGGTGGATCATCCACGCCGGAGCCAGATCCAGCACCTCGAACCGATGCCCGGGAAGGTGCGTGATGAGCGCGGCCACATCCCGCTCCTCCAAGAGGTCGTAAACCTGGTTGATGTGCTCGCCAGTCCCCCCGGACAGGGACACCCCTTCTTTCAGCATCTTCGACCACGCAGCGTGTGCGCTCGTCCAGGCATGCTTGGCCGCCCCCTCCTCGAACTCCTTAGGGAGCGACCCAACTTCGAGTACCTGCCTCATGGCCGTGTTGATGGACTCGAATTCGCGCTCGCGCCATCCGCCCTTGAGGAACGCCCCTGCTGAGGCCATGCGGTACTCCAGCGCGCGCAGACGTGCCGCGCGTCGAGCGAGTTGGCGGATCGTGGAGTCGGCCAGGGGGGTCTCCATTGCGCCGGGGTGGAGGATCTCCTCCTGTTCGACGGCTGCGAGCATCGTTGCGACAGGGTCGTACGCGTCTCCGGGGCGGAAGGGTTTGCTCTTGATGGCGGAATCCTTCGAGATGATCCGCGAACGGTGCGTGAGCTCTTCGACGACCGCGTCATAAACCCCGTAGGTGCCGGTCCCCGCTTCGAGGACGAGTACTTCGGGGGCCGAGTGTGCGAGGAGCGAGGCGAGGGCAACGGAGGTCTCCACGGTCTTCGCTCGTTCCTTGTCCATAGGGTTCCTTTCCTCGGGGGGAGGGGCCGACGCCCCTCCCGGTTTCACCGATTGTACATGTTGTTCTGTCGGGGGTGCTCCGGACGCGTACGCCCGGAGGGGGGTCAGCTCCAGCACTCCGGCGCGCGGTCCGCCAGCCACTCGGGAGCCGTAGACACGAGCGCGCGCCCCTGCGCCTCCGACAGGTCCCCTCCGCCGATCCCCAGAATCGCCTGAGCGTCGACCGGGTGGATATCCATCAGTAGGGCCGTCCTCTTGTCCTCCAGCGCATTGACGGTCCACGCGGCGCACTGCTGGGCGAGAGAAGACGCGCAGCTGTTCACGTCTGTGAATCGCAGCATCCTACGGGAGTGCTCCGAACGCCCGGACATGACCAGGTCGAGCTGGTGGGCCAGGACCATCGCCTCCTCCCATTGGCCGGAGGCACCCAGAGACAGCGACTCCAGGCGTTCCTTCATGGCGGAGAACGCTTCCCCCGAGACAGCAAGGGAGATGGAATGGAAGAACGCCTCGTACTCCAAGCGACGCGCCCCGTTGGGGTGGGCGTCGTATCCCGAGGAGCCGAGCGGGAACTCCAGGAGGGCGTCGGGGAGCGCGGTCTCCGACTCGCGGAGACGCAGGGCTCGGATCGCCAGATTCGCGAAGGTCGTCGAGTCCAGCCGCTCGTTCTTCGCCTCCAGCGCGTAGTAGTCCAGGGAGCGGCGGCACTCATTGAACTCAGAGGGGTTGAACCTTCGCTGGCTGCCCCGGGCGCGGAGGCGAAACTCAAGCTCCGAGACAACAATCGGCCACAGGGTGTGACTGGCCTCGTGTCCGTGGAGCGAGAGGTCCTCTGGTTCGACCGCCGCCATGTGCGATGCGAACGCCGTGACCTGCGCCCGTACCTTCGCGCTGGGGCGAACCTCGATGCTGTTACTCACCATTGTCTAACTCCAGTTGTCTCGCGCCAGGTGTGGCGCGGTTGCGTATCCTGCGTTGGCGGCCCCGGCCTTGTGGACTGGCCGGGGCCGACCAGGGGCTCTTCGCCCCAGGCCAAGGGAAGATCGACGCACGGGAGGCATGGGGGCGTCCTCCAGCCGTCGTGGTCTCAGGTGTCCCGCGCGAGTCCCCTCTCGTGCTGTGCACGCAGGGTCGCCATGAGCTGAGGGACGGCGGGGCCATAGAGAGCATGGGACCAGGTATCGCCGACGAGGCCGTGTTTGACTCCGCGCGTCGACTCGGTGTGGGCGGTGTTGCTGTCGAGCAGGGCCGTGACGTGGACGGTGACATACCGTGCGGATTTGGCCGCACGAGAGGAGGCGACACAGGTCGCCAAGGTCAACATTCCCGCAACCCCAAGGAGCGCGGATGTGAGGATTTCAGTCATGTGAAGCCTCCCCGCCGTCGCCCTTGATCTCCTCGCTGATAATGGCGTGCAGGAATTCCATAATGTCCCCTGCGTTGCCAAGAGAGCCCAGGCTCTTCATGGCATCCTCCACGCTTGGCCCTTCGTCGAGTCCGTAGATGTGGCGGGCGGCCTCGGTAGCGGGTGCCGTTTGGTTCTGCATCTTCTTGATGGATCGGGCGCACCAGGAGAGAAACGCATTCGTCTCCCCGGGCGCGGTGCTGCCCTCACGGGGTTCCTCGCCCCTTGCCTGGATGAGGGCGAAATCTGTCCCGTCCGTGAATGCGAAGAGCGCCGAGCGAATCTCCTTGGTCTCTTCGTCGTCGGAGATTTTGTCCAGGCTGTTGGGATCGGAGTACTTCTTGAACTTCTCAGGGCTCGCTTCCATCGGCAGGGCCCACGACTCCTGGACTCCTACGAAACCGATGATATCGGGGGTGAGATAGACGTTTTGCGACAGGTTCTTCCTAGCAACGGATCGGACGAAGTAGGTGGCCTTTTCTGCAACCGATTCGTCTTCGTCATCGTCGAGGAGTTCGAGGATGACCTTAGTGATGACGCCGTTCTCGGACTCGGCAATGATGGCGAAAAGCTCGTTTGGGCGGTCCCACTCGTCCTCGATTTTCTTGAGCATCGCCAATCCTGCTTCCCGGGCCATGTCGGCGGTGACTCCGGTTGCTTTGGTATCCATGGTTCTCCTAGTGGCGGTTCAGGTAGACGTCGGTTGTGATGGTTTCCCCGTCGAGTTCGACGAGGAGCGTGGTGCGCGCGGTGCCGTCGGTGTCGGCGAGGGTGAGGGCGCAGGAGCGCATCTCGTGTGTGAGTTCGGCGAGCTTGTGCGGGTTGTCTGTGGTGCGCCGGAGAGTGTGCGAGATCCCGTCGGCCGCGATGATCGTGAGCGTGATGTGCGCGGTTGACATGGTGCTCCTAGTTCGCCCCACTGTGCTCCTGAGACGTGCGGTCACATTAACGGCGTCCGGAGACACGAAGGGCGGCTCCACTGACAACGTCGGGGGCCCGATCGGAGATGAGCTCGCCGGTTCCGGGAACCGTGCTGGGGCCCTGCGCCGGGTCGGACGCCCAGGAGGCGAGGGTACGGGCGGCTTCCCCGAGGGTGCTCTCCTCCTGCGGGGTGGGCCTGCGCACCGTGGGCGCTCCCGTGTCCTGGAGTGCCTTGGCGGTACGAGGGAGGTCGATCTTGTTGTTGGAGAGGATATCGGCGATGCGGTCGTGGCTCCTGGGCTTGCGCGGAGTGCCCCGGGTCCATTCGGTCAGGATCTCGGACGCGGTGGGACAGGAGGTGATGAGGGTGGAGGTGTGGGGCGGGTGGAGGGAGAGGGCGAGGAGGGCCCCGTAGGCGGTCGCCGACTCGGCGTCCTTGGCGACGGTGCGGGGAACGGCGATGTTGGTGTACATCCACCGGCCCGTGCTGGAGACGGCGGAGAGCCCCCACAGGCGTCGCTTGACTGAGAGTGAGGCTGGCACGTGTGCGGTGAAGTACACGGTCGGCTCGTGCGCGATGACGTCCGTGTGGGATCGCCGGGAGGGTTCGACATCGACGTGGGGAGGGGTGTCGGGCGGCGGCGTGGCACGGGGGCGGCTCACCTCGGCGATTCCTGCCGGTGTCAGGTGGAGGAGTCCTTCGCGGAGTTCGACGAGCCCGAGCGAGACCCAGGTCCCGTAGAGGCGACGGTTGGCGGCCCCGGATTCCGGCGGTGTGGCCCGTGTCAGGAGGAAGGTGGACCGCAGGGCTTCCAGGTCCTTTTCCGTGAGTGCGGGGCGTGCGCGGTTGGCGGGCATCGGTTCTTCCTTTCTACTTGAACAATACACATTGTACATTATGCGGCGCAGCAGAGGGCAGGCGCTGTCACGCCTGCCCTCTTGGCAAAGAGTGCGGTGCCGCAATCTACCGGCATCCCCCGGGGGGTGGATGCCATTCTCCATTTCCGCTCCTACAACGTCGCGAGAAGCTGACTAACGCGTTGGGGCGTGAGGCCCACAAGCTTCGCGGTAGCACGGGTGTGCCCTCCCTGCGTCTCGTGCAGGCTGCGCAGGATCTCGCGGCGGCGGGCGGAGACGAGCTTCGCGGCCGGTGGCCCCAGGGCGGCGAACTGTCGCGCGGCGAGTACCGGCTCCTTGGCCGGGTCGTGGGGCAGGTTCTCCAGCCGGAAGCTGACGATTCCCTCAGTAGAGAGATCGGTTGGCGTTTCCCTGCTTATCGCTTCCCGGAATTCACCGACGGGAATCCCGCAGACCATCGCGGCCCACTGTTCACTATTTCCATGTGATGCCAGGACCGATCTCAGGCAGTCTTTCCGGTGCTCGCCGAGCAGCTGTCGGACGGCTGTCGGCAAGGAAGCCATCCGCCTGAACGACTCTGCGGGACCGAGCTCGTCGAGGCGGTCTTCGTCGAAGATGACGATGCGGCGAACGGTCTCGTCGGTGTCTGTGTGCTTGCCCCGGGCGGAGCGCGAAGCGATCATGCGTCCCCCTCTCGTTGTGTGCTTTCCTCCAGGCATGCCTGGAGGCACTTTGAGCACGGGTTCTCGCGCGCCTTCAGGTGCTCCTTGTAGCCCTGCATCGTCCCACACCGGTTCTCGCGCGGCCGGGCCCTGCGCTCGCGCATGTACTCGGCCTGGGCGCGCTTGCAGGGCTTGCATGCCTCCTCTTTTCGCCTTCGGTGCTTGCTGTAGCCGCTCTGGGTTCCACACTTGGAGTCGCTGGTGGGCTCCTTCATAACCTCTCCGTTCTTCGCTGACTCGGGGGAGGAGTGCCGGTTCAGGAACTTGCGGGCGGACTGCACACACCCCACGCACGGATACTCGTCCCGGTCCATGTGCGCAAGAAATCCCTGGACGGAGGAGCACAAGGCGGAGTCGACGCTGGGCAGGAGCGGACGCAGTTTCTCCGCCCAGGGCTCGTAGAGGGTGCGCATGTTCTTTTCGCGTCGTGCTTTGTTCGACATCTCGACCGCCGCCTTCCGACAAGGATCGCAGGGCTCCTCGCCGTTTCGGAGGTGCCGGTTGTAGGCGGCTGGGGTCCCGCAGGGCTTGAGCTGGGCCTTGGGCACCGGATTCCTCTTTCGCTTTGCCTGGTATGCGCAGGACGCTTCGCGACAGGGGCCGCAGGGCTCCTCGCCGTTTCGGATATGCCGGTTGTAGGAGGCATAGGTCCCGCAGGGCATCTTCGGTTGGGGGGCGGAGACGATACGGTTCCTTTCCCTTTCGGCGCGGGTGACCTCAGCGTGGGCCTTCCGGCAAGGATCGCAGGGCTCCTCGCCGTTTCGGAAGTGCCGGGTGTAGGCGGCATTGGTTCCACAAGCCTTCAGGGGCATGGCATTGCTCTTCTGCTCTTGGTGGACTACACGGGGAGGAGGAGCGGGTGTCACATACGGGTGCGGCGGGACTCGGGGGCGCGGACCCCGGGGGCGCTGGGCAGGAGGCGAATGCAGGTGCTACAGGTGGGGAGGGTGGCGGGCGGGAGCCATGGCTCGCCCCCGCCCAGGGGTGCGCCGCAGAGGATGCGCGTCGGCCAGAGCGGGAGCCGGTCCTCGTTGGCGGCGTGCACGAAGAGGTCGCGGCCACGGACGCGGCGAAGCGGCGCAGGGGGGTACACCAGGGCAGGGGAGCGAGGATGGACCAGGGTCGGAGCGAGGGAGGCGTCGGGAAGGACTGCGAGCAGTACCCCGTTCCGCCCCACGATGCTCGCCGGGTTCCCGCGCCACAGAACCCTGGTCCCCCCGCGTACGCTCACGCCGAGTGCGTCCCGGATGTCGTCGTAGATCATGGGGTCGCACCCCGTAACGTTCCACACATGTACAAAGCGTACTACACGAGTGGTTTCAGATGCCTGCCCCTAAGAACGCGGGAAGGAGCCTCTCGTCGTGCCTCCCGGCGTCATAGGCGTCCGCGAGAAGTGTCAGGAATTCGGGCTTCTCAAAACGACATGTGCCCGTTCGTGCCGGATCGGCGGATTTGAGGACGCCCCGATTCCGCTTCGCCCACACCTGCGCCCAGGACATACCCGTCTCGGGCACGCAGTCGTGGGGGTGGGGCCTGACTCCCGGCGTCAGGTGCGAGCAGTAGCAGGTCTCCTGCCGAGCGTCCCCGTCCTCATCCAGGGGAAACAGCGGCTCGTGGGAGTCCTGGAGCTGGATGCGGTCGAACGTCTCCTCGTGGAACCTGCGCGAGCAGTCGGGGCAGAGCAGGAGCCTGGCGGCCATCCATCCCTGCGCCGTCAGCAGGTGCGCGAGATCGCTGGTGAGGTAGGAGCGCTCAAGGTACGCGGTGAGATCCCCGGGGCCGATGCGCCGGGTGTACACGGTGTCGCACGAGGCCGGATAGCCATCGCACGACACCGTGTACAGAGTGTGCGGTCTGATTGCCATGAGTGACAGTGTGCCGCGACGCGCACACGCGGTGTTACGAATTCGGAGTGCCGTCGGTTTCGTACGTAGAGACCACCGTGAAAGCCGTCATCAGGGCGAGGTGGCGGAGGCTGTTGCCGTGGACGGCGACGTGCTCGTAGGAGGAGCGCATCGCGTCGATGTCAGGAGACCCATTCAGGGAATCTATGACCACGTCGAACATCTTGCTGAGGCCGGAGGGCATCGACGGGGGCACCGTCGAGAACCCGCTCGTCACGCATTTGAGCGCGGCCTCCGCGATGATCTCGCGCCAGCCCTGCGGCGATTTGCCTTCGCTTGTCGCCTTCTTGTGCCACTTGGACAGACCTCCGATGATCTCCAGGACGATCGGCTCGGTGTTCTCCCCGGAGTCGATGATGTGGCGGGCCACCTCAAGCGATTCGGCATTGCCGCCGAGGAGCCCTTCCTCCAGGACCCTGAGCGCGTCGTTGATGAGGATCGGAGCGTTTTCGCTCTGCTCGGCCTGCTCATGGTTGAAGAGCTTGAACATCGCCAGGAGCGGACCGGCCCACTGGGGGGTCTCCGACTGGAGACCCGCTTCGACCAGGACTTGGTTGATGCTCCCGTGTTCGTCGTATGACTCCACGAGTCCGGGCATGTGCTCTTCGAGAGCGGCGCGGGTACGGTGAGCGCGACGGGCGATGTTGCCGCCGTTGATCATGCGGGCGACGGCGAGGAGGGCGACGACCTGCGAGAGCGCATTCTGGTTGAGGTGCCCACTGTCCGCGAGGACCCTCTCCAAGGAGTAGTCGTTGAAGGGCGAGATGCTGCGCTCCTTGCAGGAGAGCAGAAGCGCGACCGTGGTGGTTGCAAGATCAGACAGGTTTTCGCTTTCGCCCTCCAGCTCCCTTAGCTTGTCGAGGTTCGAGGCGAGAGCCTCTGGGTCTTCCTGGTTGATGCCCCCGGCGAGAGCGTGCGAGATGATGTGGAGCGCGTTCAAGTCGAACATTGGTGTTCCTTTCTCAGGTGGGCGGTGATGAGGCGAGCGGCTTTGGGGAGAGTTGCGGCGATGCCGAACCCGTACACGTGGTCGGAGAGCTTGGAGCCGTCGGGTGCTGCCAGCCTCCACAGGCTGGTGCCCGTGTGCCGCTCCAGGACGTAGGGGCGAGGATGCGCGTTCACTCCGGGCCTCGCCTCGTCCGGGGCGAGGGTGTAGGGGCCGCCGTGCGCGAAGGTCCCGTAGATGCCCGCGTCCAGGCGGACCCACATGCGCCCGGAGGAGCGGTACACCGGCGATACTTCCTGGTCGGCGAGGGCGGTCTCTCCCAGTGGAGTCGTTGTGCATGTCCGGTCGTCGTTCCAGTGCAGGAGTCCGCGCACCGTCAGGGGTGAGGCCTCGGCGGGGTTCAGGCGCACCGGTCCGTCGTGTGCCTGGGCGAGGAGGCGGAGCATGGTGGCAGTCGGCCTCTGCACGTACGCCCTCCTATGGTGGACATGGGTGAGGAGGGGGCGCTGGTGCGCCCCCTGGTGGTTCTTGCTGTTTGTCAGACTGTGGCGCTGAGGAGACCCGTGGCCGAGAGTCGGTCCTCGGACACGAAGATCTCCGGGTCGACGCCCAGGCACTTGGCGTACCAGTTGACGCCCACGAGGACGGCACGCTCGGTTCCGTCGGACGCGGGCTGGGGAAGCACGGCCGTCTTGCCGTTCGTGTACTTGAACTTCCTGTCGTAGGAGTCCTGCATCTTGTGCGCGACGACGACGTGCCTTGTCTTGCCCCGGGACTCGTCGTGGATGATGTTGCGGATGGTGTTCGCCCACGAGGCTCGGAGCGTCGACGCGGCGACGCGGTCGGTAAAGTCCGGGGTCATGCCTCGCTGGGAAGCGAAGGACCGGTAGAAGTCCGGCGGCATGAAGACCGCTCGCGGGCGGAGGGTCCCGTTCAGGCTCTCGTTCGAGTTGCGGGTGAGCAGCAGTGTGACGCCGTGGTCGATCTGGTTCATCGTGTCGCCCCAGAACTTCACGACTTGGGACACCCCGATCACTTCAAGCTTCACGGTGGTCTCTCGCGCGGTCTCTCGCATGGCCTCTGCCCTCTTTCATTGATGGGGATGTGTGCGGTGCGGGGGGTTGCCGTGTTCATGTGTTGGTGTGCCCCAGTCCCAGAGCCAGATCCAGTAGCTCCATCTCGGAGCCGAAGAGAGCGGGCTGGCGCTCTCCGAGGAGTCCGGCCGTGTAGGCCAGGGCGGGTCCGGGCGTGCGTCCGAGGACGTCCCGGACCCAGTCGGGGTGGTCGGCGCAGGCACGCGCGACGCGGCTTGCCTGCGCTGGATCGATGAATCTTTGTGGCGGTATGGCGTCGGCTCGACGCCGCAGTTCATTCAGTACCCCGTCGGGTGGGGTCTGAGGTCGGATGCTCATGGGTCCTCCGGTAATACCGATTGTACTTATAATACCATGACCGTTTTCGCACGCCCAGGGCAGATCATCGTGGCTAATCAAACAGTGTCAGCTGATCCCCTGCGCCCGCAGACACCGACATCGCTCCACGTACTCGCAGGCAGTTTCGGCAGGTCACCTCGCCGCGCACGGGCGTCGCGTTGCTCAGGTCCAGGCGGACAGCAGCACGACATCGGGGTGCGGGCATCTTCTGATCACCGAACCATTCGTCGTCGAGTGCTTCATGAACAACACGGGACTTGCCAATTCTGATTCCGGAATCTCGATATCGGATTCGCTCAAATTGGGCTACGTCAGATACCGCTGACGCAGGTCCGATAGGGACCGGACCGCTCTTACTGTGAGTGCTCATGACACCAAGTATCAACTGGGGCATGCTGCCGTACACGGGAAACCGGGGTACCTCCTGCGGACAGGAGGCACCCCGAGGCGGCTACTCCGCTGTCTCCTTGGCCGGAGCCGAGCCCGACGTCTTGGCGGTCGCCGGACGCTTGGCGGGACTCTTCCTGGTCGCGGTCTTGCGCGGAGTCTTGGTCGTGGTCTTGCGCTGGGAGGGGGCGCGGGAACGGCTCTTGGGCGCGCGCTCCTCCCTCAGCTGACGCATCCGGTCCCTGATCATCCCCCCGACCCCGTCCGGGAACCGGACCCCGGCGTCGTAGGCGGACTGCATCGCCTCGTACAGGCGACCCCCCTCCTCCTCCGACGTCAGCTCCGTGCACCGCACCCGGAACGCATCCTCGTCCGCGCTGACAACGTCGAACCCGTCGACGGTGTACATCTCCCGCAGGTGCGCCAGCCGGGCGAGGTCACCGGGAGTGGGGTCCCGGTACAGGCGTGTACTCCGGCGCGGACCGAAGCCGTCGGGGGCTCCACGCTCCAGCTCGTCGAGGAGCCAGCTGACGGAGAACCCGCGAGCCTCCACGGGACCTTCCTCCCCCGGGTTGAGGCCTGCGCCCGGAGCCACGCACTTCACCACGAGGGCGGGGGCCCCGTTGCGCAACCGCACGACCACCGACGCCAGATGCTCCAGTCCCTTGTGCCCCTCCGTTTTGTAGATCATGCGGCCGGTCGGGGTGCCGGAGGACTGGTCGACGTCGATGGCCTCGCGCCCCCGGGCCGACAGCACGACCGGCCCCGGGAACGACATCACGGCGTCCATCAGCTCCGCGTGCCTGTCGTTCGCCTCCTGCCATCCGGAGAACCCGGGTTCGAGCGCCGAGTCGGGGTCCGACGCCAGGACTGCCTGTCCTCGCATGGAACGGCGGGGTCGGTCGTGCGCCCACGCCATCACCTGAGTCCAGGGGGAGGAGATCGAGTCGATGAAGAGCGCGTAGGGCATCCCGTACTCGTCCAGGGAGGAGCGGGACGCGGCGGAGGCGGCGGCGATCTGTCCGAGGATGTCGGGCCAGGAGCCGTCGTGGTCGATCACGTGGAGCTGGGGAGCGCCCGAGGCGACGTAGATGTCGGCGTCGGCCTCTCCCCACTCCACGAGGAACGCTCCGGCGATGCGGCGGTCGGAGCTGAAAGCGGCGAGGTTGTGCGTCTTCCCGGACCCCGACGGGCCGGAGAGCAGCACCACGGGCCACGGCGTGTACTGGGGGGCGGGGCGCAGGCGCAGGGGGCCGGACGCGGGCTCGGCTCCGGGGACGTGTCGGGTGACGCCGGGGCGGAGCGCGTTCATGGGCGGGTGGCTGTGGATCCCCCCTTCGTCCAGAGGCGATCCGGGGATGCGCTCGGACGCTGGAGGTCGACTGGTGTGTGCCATGGGTGTGTGCTTCCTGTACTTGCGGGGGTGCGGGGCGCTCGCAGGAAGGGCGAGCGCCCCGCACGGGGTCATGGGGGGCGAATCAGTCCTCGACGACGATCATCGGCCAGAAGAACGTGTAGCCCTCGATCGTCCGGCGCATGTGGGGCACCAGGAGTGCCATCTCCCGTTCCGTGTCGTCGTTCTTCTTGCACCAGGACAGGGCGCAGTACAGGAACTCGGTGTAGTCCGAGATGTCGCCGTGGATGCCGAGGCAGGTGTGGCCGGGGTCAGACCGCACCGTCGTGTCGATGGAGTCGGATTCGAGTCCGCTGGGCAGGAGGATTTCGCGGATCTCGGCGTGGGTGAGGGTGACCGGGTTCATGTGGTGCCTTTCGGTGCGGGGGAGGGGCGCGGAGTGCACCCCTCCCCGGGGTGGTGTGTTAGGCGATGAGGGCGTGGTACTCGCGGGCGAGGCCGTTGAGGCCGATGCGGTACGCCTTGCCCATCTGGTCCTTGATGAACTCGGCGTCGACGACCTCGACGCGGTTGAGGTCCATCCAGGCGGAGGAGCCGTCGTCGCCGACGATCTTGACACGCCACTTGTCGTATCCGTAGGAGCTGGGCGCGATGCTCTGGGCGATCCCTTCGCGACCCTTGTTCTTGCCCCGGGTGGTGAGGGAGCGGACGCGCAGGCCCACGGAGACGTCGCGCCGGGCGCGGGCGAGGTAGATGTGCTCGGCCTTACGAACGAGCCAGGCGCGGGCGGAGTGCTTGACGTCCTCGGTGGCATCGGCGACGCAGGTGTTGTGGTAGCTCCACCCCCGGGTGCTGGCGTACTCCACGGCGATGATCTCTCCGGCGGTGGGCTCCCAGACGGCGGCCATGAAGTCGGAGTCGTCGTAGCCGTTGCGCTCGAAGGAGCCGAGGACGTACCCGGCGTGGCGCGCTTCACGGGAGGTGCATGCGCCGGTACGGGTGCAGTCGGGCTTGCAGATGTTGATGGCCACGGGGTCCGCTCCTCTTGCGGGGGGAGGGCCCTGCGCCCTCCTCGTTACACCGATTGTACATGATGTTCCCGGAGAGCGAAAGCCGTCCCCCCGCACCTCCCCCCGTCTAGCCCCTGGGCTTGCGGTACTCGTCCAGACGCTCCACGGGACCGAACCGGGAAACACACGCTTCCCGCCCGTGCTCCGACGCGTACCTCGTCAGCCAGCCGTTGATGGCCCAGTAGGAGGCGTCTTCCATCACGACCGCGTGCTCCTTCCGCCTGTCGTCCTCGGCCACGAAGGCGGACCACTGGCTCATGTAGTCCGCTGCGAGGGGGAGGCAGATGGGCGTTCCCGACAGGTTCTCCTTCGCCCAGTCCGCCAGGTCCCCGAGTAGGCGCACCTGCGCCGTCGTCAGATGGAAAGTCCGCTTTGGGCCAGGGGTCCTCGTCATTTCGCTCGCTCCTTGTTCATACGAGAAATATTATACCGATTGTACATAAAATGGTTGTGGGTCAGCACACCCAATCCAGAGCGGGGAGCGGCGACGAGCCACCCCCCACCCACCCTCAGACGAGCGCAGCAAGGCCCTCATCCCACTCCAGGCGCTGCTCCTCGCCATCCACGAGATACCTCACCCAGCGCGGGAACCACTGCCCCTTCATCCCCCTCACCCACCTCCACACCATGACCACGCCATGCCGCTCCACCTTCACCAGGCGCACGAACCGCTTCCCGGAGTGGACCTTCGTTTCCACGAACGTCCACCCGGCTTGCTCTGCCTGCGCGATGAGCTCACTCACTCCCTGGGGAAGCTCCGCACGAAAAGGAGGAAGCGCCCCACGCAAATCCAACACCGGTGCCACAGGAGCAGTCCGACCAAGGCGCACTGCGCGCGACAGCTGATCAGCCAGCTTCAGCGCCGGAGTACTGTTCCGGGACCGCCATGACAGGGGCGACCCGAAGCGAGCATGCGTTTCGGTGAACAGCTGTTGCAACCCGTCAACAGGAGACGACAGAAGCGAGGGCACCTGGGCGAACACCTCCCGCGTTCTCGCCCCGCCCTCCAGCCTCCTCGCAACAAGCAAGGCGAGGGTGCTGTCGTTGGTGATCTCGACCGGGCCAGTGGAATGGAGCGAAAGGCGAACCGCGCGTTGCACGGCGACCAACTCCGCCGTGACAGCTTGCAGCTGACCAGGAGCCGTCAGAATCAAGCCCGTCTGATACCACCCCGACTCCGAGACAACCGCCCATGCCCCCTGGTCTCGCTCCTTCCCAACCGAAGCGTCGCACGCGATATGGCCGAAGCGTTCCGGGGCATGAGCATCTTCCAGATGATCAACATGCCCCAGGAGTCCTGCGCGGTTGGCCTCGCGCACACGACGAAAGGCGCGCTCAGCAAGCCTGACGCTCTCCTTCACCACATCGCGCCCCGCCTCCATATGCGCTTGATAGTCCCGTCCGCCTGGGTCGTCGAGAGACCTGGCCTTGAAGCCCCGATAGACCGGAACGGCGCGAGCCGGGAGCCTTGCCCGCAGGTCAGCGATGAGACCGCGCCTGGAGCCAACGAACGTCCCCGAGACCTCCCCGCTCGCGCTGGAGATGATCCAATGCCACCCATCCAGGGTCGCTCCTGCGGCCACCCCAACAGGGGCATACGGTTCAAGATGATTGCCCATGAGCCAATTCCGTTTCACTGCCCCCATTGAGAGACATTGTCGATATGTGGAGTCTAGGGCGCGGCTCCTCCCCGGATGGGAGGAGCCGCCAACCCCGCGCTAGTACGCCTCACGCATCCCTGCGCACAACACGGCGACGGAGATCTGCGTCTGCTCGGGCATCCGCAGAATCCGCGCCAACAGCGCCAGCGACGCCCTCTTGCGCGCCCCCTCCGACTGCCGGAAAACGCTGAAGGGTCCCTCCTCCACCCGTGCCGCCACCCGCAGGGCCGCCCCCAGGTCCCGCAGGTCCGCGTCAGAGAAGTCGTCCACGTTCGCGAAGAAGAACGCCTCTACCTCCCTGCGCGCGTGGGTGTACGCCTGCGAGGGACGACCATCGACGTCCCGCGTGTCGTACACCGTGAGCGAGAGGTGTCCCAGGTCCCGCGTCACCGTGATCCGGTGCACGTGACTGGTCGGCCCGAAGGACTCCGCCCACGTGCGCAGTTCCCGCGTCATGTCGCCGCGCCGGACGGAGGTCGACACCATCCCGTCCGTCCGGTGGAAGTGCATTGTCGTGCTGTCCTCCCAGCGCCGCTCCTCCTGCTCGCGGTCGAGTACATCCATGCGCGCCGTCCTTCCGATAGACACCCCGGGACCCTCCCGGAGCAACACAAGGGAACGACACCGATTGTACATAGTGACCCGTCGGGGCGAAAACCCGCACACAAAAAGAGGGGCCCCCGAAGGGACCCCTCACCTCCACCCAGCCAGGAAGGAGAGCGAGCGAGCGACCGAACTCAACCCGCGCCCGCGCACTCCCGCGAAGGTCCGGACTCGCAGGAACACCACCAAGGAACACACGCGAACCAACCCGGAAGAACAACAGGCATACGGAATATACCGCAGGCACTCCCAGCCCGTCAGTCCAACGGCTTCGGCGGAAGCAGGATGCGCTCGGGCGAGCGAATCTCCGCCCCCTCCGGCCCCTTCAGGTAAGACGCAACCAACACGGACTTGCGCACCCCCAGCGACCGGAAGAACCAAAGCCGCCAGTGCGCACGCACCGGAAACCGGAAATCCCTATCCAGGCGAAGAGGGTCCGCCCAGTCATAGGTGTACCGACGCGCGGCCCCCAGACGAGCCACAGACACACGAGTATTCGGGACCGCCTTACCCGGCTTCGTCAGCGTCTTGAATCTCTTCGGCGAGATGTTGTGCACCTCCTCCACCGACACCGTCCGCTGACGGATCGTCACCCACAGCGTGCACAGGAGAGCTACGTACTTGGAGTTCCGCGCATGCTCCTCGCGATCCTCCCGGGAAACCCAGGAGAGTCCCCCCGTCGGCGTGTCCAACTCCCACATGAACGAGACCCAAGGAACGAGAGGAGGCAGGTGCGACAGCATCTCCCCATTCGTACCTTCGATGTCTCGCGTGTCGATCCACACAAGGATCGTCGCCGTCGTCCCGCTCGGCCGACGCTCCAAGTTCTCCAGATAGGGGAGTTCATCCGCCTCGTAGATCCACCAGGAGATCCCGCGAATCGGGGGAGCGGTCGCGTCGGTCGGATCAGGAATCTTCTTCGCGAAGTACGCCCACCCGTGAGGGGCCTGGATATCGGAGGAGTGGATCGTCGACTCCGGAAACGTCGGCGCGTGCCCCTCGATCAACTCACACAACTCCTCGGGCACCGCGAGCGTGGTCGCGGTCCGCAGGGAGTACGAAATCTGCTCGCGCACCGTGTCCACGGTGCGCGCCTGAAGGTCCGACACGTTTTCGTAGTCGAGTTGCATCAGGCTATAGATGGACAGGAGGCCTCGGTCGCTCTCCATGAAGCGGAGCGTCAAAGCCCTAGCCTTGTGCGAGGTCTCGCACGCCTGCCGCTCCCCGTCTGACATGGGAGGAGGCTTGGGGTTCCTCCGCTCCTTGGGCGGAGTGGGGTCCCAAGCCTTGTAGAGCTTCGGCCAGTCTGGGTCGTCATCAGGGTAGAGGTCGTAGTGGCGCTCCTGGAGGCCGAACATTTCGGCGCGCGCGTCTTTCGCCTCCTGCGATGCGGGGTCCGTGCGGCGGACGTTGAGAGCGTTCAGGAACGCGGCCCTGATATCGGCGAGCCGAGGGTCATCGGGATTCATGGCTCACTTCCTATGCGGGGAGTGTTGCGTCTATCAATGATACCGAATGTACTTTTCAAGAGGGGTCGCAGGGCACCAGGATGAGTGGACTCTTACGGCGGAGGCGCAGGTCAGGGTAGGTAGTTACGCCCGGGGAGAGTGCCCGAACCGCCCACCTTTACGAGATAAGGTGGGCAGTTGTCCGGGTACTAGGGGAGCCCGTGGCTAATCTCAGGGACGAGGCCCCCCATCGGGGGTGCTCCTCCGAAGTGCGCCGTCGACGGCTTCCTTGGGTGGCGGGTACCCGAGGGAGCGGAGGCCGGTGTCCATGATGAGCGCCACGACATCTCCCGAGCGCTTGATGCCGTTGTCCAGTGCACACCGGCCGACGCGCTCTCGAAGGTCCAGCGTGAGCGGAGTCGAGTAGGAGAACTGTTCTTTGCCGAGGCCCTTGAGCCTTAGAACCTGCTCGGTGTCAGGGTGGGACACGAGCGCTCCTTCGCCTGTACTCTCCTCATCTTCCAGGGCGCGCAGGAGCCTGATCAGCTCCTCCTTCAGGTTGTTCTTCAGCATGCGCCCTCTCCTTGCTGTCGTGTCTCACTACTGCACTCACTATTGCGATAGTGAAAACTATAGTGAGTGCAGTAGTCATACGCAACAAGCAACACGTCGGGCATCACTCCTCCCCGCTGATCAGCAACGCAACTCCGACACGGCGCGCCCTGCCTGACAAAGCCCCGACGTCGACGCTTAGACCGCGCAGTACCGACACGTCCCACGACATCGTTCTCCATGATCGCCAGTCGCCTTCTGCGGGGCGGATCAGGAGTAGAGCTCTAACGACGCACTCGTCCGGGACGGTGTAGCGGCGGACGTCCGCGCCGTCCCTCCCGATGACGTACGCCTCGAAAACCAGGCGTTCGCGGAGGAGTTCCGGCATGAGTGTTCTCATTGCCCTGCGTCCAACCGATGCCGCGCTTGTCAGTGCCCTGTGGGTCTGCCCCTCCTCAGGGCCGGACAGGAGCGCGAGCAGAACTCTTGCCCGTGTGTCATCTGCGTCTTCCCGTGTCATCGCATCCCTTCCATGAGAAAGCCCGCCCCGGGGTGCCACCGGGGCGGGCTCATTCTTATGGTGTCAGGCGTTGACGCTCCGCAGGTACCTGTCGAGGGCGACTGCGACGATGTCGCCTGCCGTGACGTGGCGGCCGGTGCGACGCAGGCGAAGCGACTCGATTCGATACTGGAAGTCGAGTTCGCTGGGGACAGACGCGCGGAACGGGACACGTGTGATGAAGCGTTGCGCGAGAACGTCTTCCACGTTCGGGATGTCCTCGGGAGTCCCTTCCCCGAGGAAGTCGGACCACGGATCTCCGAGGCTCGACCGGTCCGCCGGAAGTCCCCTGAGGAAAACATCCAGAGCCAGGGACACGAGGTCGGCGGCGGGGACCCGGTTTAGTCGGCTCACGAGCCTGAGGAGTTCGATGCGCTCTGCCAGACGCAGGAGCGTCGGCACGTTGACAGAGAGCTGACTCCGCTCGATGACACGGAGCGACAGTACCTCCTGAGCAGTGCGCGTTCTGGAGGTGTGGGCGTTCGCTCCTGCGGCGACCCACGCTTCGGGGTTGAGTGGTGTAACGGCTCCTGCCGCTGGCTTGGAGACAACAGGAGCCGGTAGCGGAGCAAACCGCGTTGTCGTTGCGATCTCCCGCTTCGGCTCCGGCTCCGGCTTCGGCTCCGGCTTCGGCTCGGGCTTCGGCTCGGGCTTCGGCTTCGGCTTCGGCTTCGGCTTC